ACGAACCTTCTGCTGGTTGAACATCTCAGCCCACTTCATCTTCTGCATAGCAGGAGCGTTCGCCCCCTGCTGTTTATACTGTGCATCGACCAGGCGTGCAACAGTCTTTGCCTTGATCTCTTCGGTTGTCGCCGCAGTCTTGGCCATCTCGGCCTGCTGTGCTTCAGCCTGCATCTGCTGCATTGCTGGGTCTGGCATTGGTTGCCACGGTCCCATGTACAGATCCTCTGGGTTCTTCATCTGCATCGCTACAGCGAACTTGTTGAGGAACGCATTGAACGGCTTCTCATCGCCGGTCAACTGAGCGTATGTCTGTACTGCCGGAATGTAGAACGGAGCGATACGCTCAAGGTCAGCCATGTCCTTGTCACGGTTAGGCCGACGAAGGTCTGTAGCCTCGATCCACACTTCCATCTCGTGGAACAGTGTGTCAATGTCCATCGAGCCAAGTAGGGTGTCCCAAGCCATCGCACCCCAGTCACCGACCAGGTTGCGAAGCTGTTGACCCTTGATGTATTGTGCCGCCAGCCACAATTCCTTGGTCGAAGTGCTGACAACGAACTGATGGACGTCGGTGGCCATCTTCTCAGGCCGTACGTTGGCGGCAGACTGCTTGGCATTCACGTCGGCACTGACACGGGCCTGCTTCTGACTGACACCGTAGTGAATATCGTCGAGCCCCGTGGCCATCTGGAACTGGTTGTCAAGGTACTGAATCCACTCCAGTAGATTACCTTGCACCTCGGGGCGTTGCACGAACGCCACGATGTCGGTGATGCTCATCTGCGAGGCTGCGTTGATCTTGATAACAGCCGGGTTGTTCTCACCCTTGATTGCTGCCTCAACGTCTTCAGCGTACGCCCCGTTGACGGCAATGATGTCTCGCCGTCTGTCCCAACTCATCGTCAGGTGAGACACGAGAAGGATGTTCATTGCGAGCAGAGAGCCGATACCTGGGCCGAGTACCGCCATAGGCCAACAGGACCCTGTGACTGGGTAGAAGTCCAACAATTGGACCGGCCACTTCCGGTCACGCCACAGTTCGAATACGGAGCCGTAGCGGCTTGTTCGCCACTTCAAGGCTTCGCGGATCTGATCGGCGTTACCTTGCGACACCAAGGCTGGTGGAAGGTTAAGCGGGTGCATCAGGTTGCGAGTGACACAGAGGTAGCAGTAATCCCCAGTCAACTGGTCTAACGCCTGACCCATCGTCGCGTTGATACCGGTTACTCGGGCACCAATACCGCCACAACTCCAGACCTCGTACCACTCGATCTGATCCTGGTACATTGTATTCCCTTTGTGTACTTCAACTTCCATACGTGAAGCATACTCAGAGGATACGTGCGTGCCACGACCTTGAAGATATCCCGGAGGATACCCGAAGCGGCGCTCAACTACCCAAACAGGCTCAACGTGCTTACGAGCCATCCACTTGACGTCTCGTAAGGCAGGGTCTTTAGCGTCAGGGTCGATGAGGAGGTTGTCGACAGGGTCGTAGAAGGTGCCGACCATCGGCTCACCCGTTGATCGGTTGGTGTAGGTCTCAGTCCAACCACACCCTCGACCAGTAACGAGGGCGTCTTGGATGATAAGTTCGTTGTCGATCTTTGTACCACCTGGGTGCTCCCTTCCAATGTACTCCAGCACCAAAGATGCCAGAGAATTACGCATTTCCCGCTCGGTAGTTTTTTGCCCCTGCATCTGCTGAATCTGCTCTAACATGTCCCGATCGGTAATACCGAACAATTGGGCTAGTTGAGTCTGATCAGGGATGTCAGTGCTCTTGACTTCGCGGGTGGGCGACTGCCAATAGAGCGATGGGCCGATGATGGCTACAAGCTCGAACGCTTTGTTGAGCGAGACCATGAACTGTGGCTGTGCGACGGCAGGGTAGAACTCTTTCCGGAACGCATCCTCCCACATCGCCTTAGCAGATGATCCGAGGAATTGACGGCAGAGTTTTGCCATGACAGAGAAACGCTCCTTCTCCTTCTGTGCAGAAGTGAAGCGGGCGTACCACTGACTGACAATGGGTCCGAGCAGGTATTGCTGGATGTTCTCTGCCGTTGGCTGCATCGCGGACCTACTTCAGTTTAAGACATGTGAACGCACCCCGTGGAATCCACGAGCCACGCTTCCGGTAGTTGGCATTCTTTAGTCGTTCATCGCCAACAAGGCATACCCCTTGAACTGGTACGAGTCTGCTGCCGATGATGGCGTTGTATGTCAGGTCGACCATGTTGTCCTCGCCAAACGCTGTGACAGTGGCAACGTGCGGCATGGTGTCAAGTTGGTTCTCGTTGAACAGCCACACCACGTCACCGATGGCGACAATAACCGGCTGGTCTTCGATGATAAACTGACGGATAAGGTCTGACTGCTTCACTGGGGCACTCCGGTCTGGGGTTATGGGATACCAAGGACGATCGGACCCTTGGCATCTTGTTTCTTGTTCTGCTTGAAGATCCCATTCAGGAACCTCTGATCGTTCTCAAACATCGCTTGTCCGGGGTCAGTGATGGCCGGTCCGGGAGGTGGTGCCAAGAACTTCGGCTCGAACCCGGCATAGTATTCTGCCGTGTCAAGAACGTCGTGGACCTGCCCCGGTGCCAACTTATCAAGCACTGCCTCCTTAGCCACTTGTTTGACTACGGTCTCAAGCTGTTTCACTAACGTCGGACACATGTGGGGTACGATCCGAAGCCTCGGCCTCCCGCAGTTTCTGGACCGCATTAGTGACCGGAGTTTCATGGCTCGTGTTACCCAGATTGTCTCACCTCTGAGAAACATATCACCAGTTAGTTGACATTTCAACCCCGCCTTGCGGAACTCCCTTGAATACTGCTCAAACACGTCCCACGAGAACCCCATCGGCGTCTGATCCCCGGCTTTTCTGTCCCCGATGAACCGGGAGTACCGTCTGCCTGGGTCGGCGGCTTTGGCCCGACGCCCCATCTCAGCGGCGTCGATATTGGGGATAGCCATCTCCCTGAAGATGATGTGGTATGGCTCACCGTCGTCCCACAGAGCCTCCGGCGGGATTGCCGCCCAGAGTAAAGCTGGTCGGGTTGTACCTGGGTCAAGGATCAGGTCGACGCACCAGTCGTGCGGTACGTTCCAATTCAACTTTCGCATCGCCTCTGTGACTTTGTCGTTCAGAGGATTGTTCGGCCCGTAGTCGACACAGTGGTACTTGATGTTGAACTCTGGATACGCCTGGATCGTATCCATGACGAAGTCCCCGTGGTCACGGGCACGAAGCTGATCCTCGGTCCAACCTTCGGCACGCTTCCGCTTCTCCTCATCGTCCACGAAGGGTGAATCAGACCCACGGAACTTGAAGTTGACAACGTCGGCTTTCTTCCTGACACCTCGCTCAACCTCGTCACGCTGTGCAACACAGCGACGGTAGAGATTGATGAGTGCAGGTGTCTTCATACTGGGCCAAGAGGTCCAGTATATCTTTCCCTTGCGGTCAGACAGACGACTCTGCCACTCCGGGTAATGCTCGGAGTTCTCAATCTCCTCGTCGATCCATATGCGGTTGACTGGGTCCCCGCGTTTCACGGCACCGCTCGAAGCGTAGGCATACACCCACGACCCGTCTCGCATTGTGAGACTCGCAAACTCATGCTTGGCTTTGTTGTCCCAAGACTCGGTGGCAATCTCTGATGGAGGAATCAGAGGGGGTGCTGGCTTCCTGTCTTGCACTGGAATGTCTTCGTCGCCGGGGATACGGCCTGGCTGCCATGCCCGCCACATACCGGTCTTCTTATCCCGCACCATGTCAAATGCACCGGGGCGACACAGCAGTCGATATATTGTCTGGCCCAGATGATTTAACTGCAACCCCACAAGCCAGGTCGTAACTGGTCTACCCCTCCATCCTTCTTCACGAACGTAGTGCTGAGTGCCGTCTGCGAACGTGATTGGCTTGTTGAGTAGGTATGCCGCAATCATCACAGCAACGATAGTAGACTTGCCTGAGCGTGTACCCCCTTGGACAAGGATCTCAGTGGCGTCACACAACACCACCGCTTCCTGATACTCAGTCGGGCGGAACATGTCCAGTGCGTTGAGCTTCTGCTTGGCAACCTTGGCGGCTGCAGCAAGACCTTGCTGGAGTTCACGCCGGTGCGTCAGTGATGCACGGATACGGTCGGCTATATCTGTTTGCATTTGTCCGCTTCCCGCTCTTGCTTTCTTTTGGCAAGGGCTGCAGCCCGTCGCTCCCGGTATCCCGGACTCTGCCATCTGGCAACAGCCGCATCTCGTAACCGTTTTCTATCTTCGTCGGTACGTACCACTTTAGCTTTAGCGGCTTTGACTATTTGACTCATTCTCAACCTCTCTTCCGGGTTGGCAAAACGGGCACGCTGGATTGCTGAGGTCTCCTCCCGCCGACTTATCGCACTGTCGCTTATTTTCTTTCGCCAAGCCTCCGATTTATTACTGGCGTTCACTGACCGCTTTCGTCTCAACTCTGGTGAGGGGTTTCGAGCCTTCTCTGACATCCTTCTACGGGTCTCCTCAGTATGCCGTCTACCCTTGGATGCTTTTGACATCTTCTCTCGGGTCTCAGCACTAGCCCTTCTTCTCTTTGCAGACTCAGACATTTTCCGTCGTGTCTCGTCAGAGATGTTCGAAGATATTTCCGACATTCGCCGTTTGGTCTCTTCTGAGTGTCCTTTCCCAGTCCTAGCTACGGACATCTTGGCAAGAGTCTCCGGCCTCCTTTTTATGCCTAGGACAGACCCTGCTTTTCGGCAAAGGTTGTATCCTACGTCTTCGAAAGGTTGCAGGGTGTCTATCCACTTCTGCTCGCAAGCCACTGCATCTTCTGGTTCACAATGCTCTAAAACTTCAAAGCGGAAATTAGTCTCACCGTGCAGGTTCCAAGAATTCTGGAGAGCAGGGTTCGGGTGTTTGCCACTCTTTAACCATCTTTGGTGGCCACTACACCTGCTACGGAAACCCACCGCAGTGCTGCCGATGTATATCTTACCTGTGACGATATTTGTTATTCTGTAAACGCCTGTTCCGTTGTCATCACATACCATTACCCAATTACCTCCACCTTCGGTCCCACTTCCAAAATATTCAACGCTTCTCCGGCGGCCTCCACCACAGCGTTGGGGTCGAACTTTACTATCTCCGCAAGTAGTTGTCTACGAAAATCAGCGTCACCCTCTATACGCAGTAGAGCCGCGTTTGAGGCTATCGCCATTAGGTCAGTTTCGGATATACCATCTAGTGGGTCTCCTACGTCTCCCACCATTTTATCCCGCTCGGACGTCAAGCGGATCATCGCTTCATAAAGCGATTTAATCGTACGAAAATCTGGATCAAAAAACTCTTTGAGTTCACTGGGCAAGTGGTCCCCCCGGAGCTTCTTCAGGTCCTGTGCCATCATCTTGCCAAGTTCAACGGCACCACCCAACTCATCCATCGCTGCTTCAGCAATGTCAAGCGTGAGGGGCCGACCAGCTTTCTTGACTTCAGCCAGTGCCTCTTTGAATCCTCGCTGTGGGACTTTGCTGGCCATGACAGCCATCGTCCCCGCTACCTTTGCATCATCGTCGCATGACATACACAGACCTCTGGGCAGTATGTGTTCTGGGAGAACCGGCAGGTTACACGCTGGGCATAGAACCTTGTCGGGGAAATTGACTAGACCTGTCACTGGATGCTGCATGAACGCCTCTTACGTGTTTTGATTTTAGCAAGCATCCTAGTTCGGTATTCCGGGTCAGCCCACAGGGCTCTAATAGCTGCACCTATCTTGGCTCTGACGCCCGGTCTGGATAAAGCTTCCCTCACCTTCTCGTTCCGTTTAGCGTGTCTGATGGGGTCGTTCCGTACCGCTTCTAAGTTACTACATGCGTTCTTCTTGAAGTCAGGGTCCCGCATGTTCTGTTTCATTCGCTGGCTGTGATTCTCGGCTAAACTTGGGTTAGCCTTAAACGCCAGTTTGGTTTTAGCAGCGGCTTTGTCCCGCATCTCCGGGCTATCGGCGTACTTCTTTCGAAGTCGGGCTCCCCTCTCAGCAAGAACTTCAGGCATGTTATCCCTCAGGTCATGACTCATTTTAACCAGTCTATCCCGGTATTCAGGAGACAGTTGCGACCGTCGCCGTTCCTCAGACATCCCAGATCCTTTTTTGAAACCGAGATTCGTAGTCACCTTAGCTTTCAGGTTGTACCCTTTTGCTCTGTTACACGCATCGAACACGTTTATTGCGTCCTGCTCCTTCGCCAGAACGTCGCATGAGTCACACAATTCCAGTATCTCGAACTTGAAAGACTGCTCTCCGTATTTATCCCACGCCCTTTGTAAAAAGCCGTTCTCATGTTTCCCTTTCTTCAATAAACTCACATGCCTTGACCATCTTCGTCGAAACGACTTCGCGGTGCTTCCAACATATACCCTACCGTCGACAGTGTTGGTTATCACGTAGACGCCACACTTGTGCAACATACTTCACCTATGAAAAAAAACCCCGACATACCGAGTACGAGTCGGTAGGGCAGGGTTAAACTGGGTTTCCCCAGGTAGTTTGGTTAGTCCTCGTACGACTAATTAAACTCTATCACCGCTGTGTGTTTGGCATCAACGGGTTTTGTATTGGGTTACCGGGACTCACGACCTGTGCTGTGGACTG